ATTATTTGCAATAGCCATATTGGGATAATAACTAGCAACATCATATGTTTTTAACGGTCGCTCTGTAGTCCCCCTGTGAACACCTGTTTTGGCCGCGTGGATGCCACCTAAACCATAATCATAACGTAACCCCTCAACTACTACATTCAGTGTCTCTGCGACCTTCCAGCAGCCCCAATACGATAACTTAGGTGTGCGCTTTTTCTTTGGTTCACCTTTTGGATTACCAAATTCATCAATTGGTTGCTCCATTACATGATTACCTTCAGAATCAAACAAGTATTCAGTAGCCTTCAGTTCCTCAACTTCAAACCAACCAAGACTATGTTCAGACAAGAAACCAGTTTGTTCTTCAGTAGTTGGTTTCTGCTTAAACTTCTTTCGCTTAACAACCATTTCTGCGTACTTAGCAACATTACCTAAATCTTGTTCATCAATGTCAGAGAACGCGCCTTTAGTTTCAGTGATAGTTTGTTTGTTAAACCATTCAAGTACAGCTTGAAATTCAGGACGTTGGAATTTAACGTAAGGAAATATGCAGTCTTTAATCTGAATTGAACTGCGTTTGGTTTGATTGATCTTACGACCACGTTCAGTCTGTGTGTAGCAACTTCCGGGTTTCTCTTTCTCAATACTATTGATGAATAACTGCTTACCAATCTTGGTATCGTTAAAGTTCGTGCAATCAAACCCAAACAACTCAGTCAGTTCTTCTCGCAAATTCAGAGCTTCCTTTGAGTAGTTATAGAACTTCAATGTTTCATTAACATCGTGCATGTTGTACTTCATTAGTACATTTATTTGATCATGAGTTAATTCAGTACCAACAGGAAATGGTAAATCTTCCACGTTATCTGAGCGCATATTTACCTCAAGCATTTTCAAGCTAGTACTACGTGCTCTGTTATCGAAGTGATGAATCAGAAATAAATCAACCTGTGGGATAATCACATCTGCATCTTTGATTTTAGAACTAAATCTATCGTCAGGTGATTTGTTGATTAAACGCATAGCTTCATTATAAATTTGACCAGCAGTGATCTTTACTGGTTTTTCGCGTTTGAACGCATCTTTTGCTTTAGTCAAAATGAAGTGAACCACAGGGTAATCAAAGTTGATATTGTTGAACCCAACCATCCTACATTGTGTACGCTTAACATTACGTAGGAATTCAAGCAATTCCTCAATCTGATTCTTACGATCAGAAATTTCAAATGCAACTCTACCTTTACCATTCATGTAAACAGCAGCAAACGTGAAGACATTCGGATATGTCTCGATATCGTAAACAAAATCTTTATATTTACCCATAACTCTCCTTTATTTAATTCAGGATTGTAACATAGAAAAAGCCCACCGAAGTGGGCCTTGTTTAAAAATCAATTACAACTTGAGTTGTGTTTACTGACTGCTTCTGTTCAATGTCAGTACCTACAGTTTGTTCAATATACGGATTAGTTGTAGCATACATATGTGTTGTTTTATGATCATATCGTAACCAACCAGCTTCACCAGTATTACCTGTGCGTCTGCATTTCACTAATTGTAACTTAGTAGCTGACTTTTTCAACGGGCACTCATTCATTTTATCTCTAGAAATCAAAATAGTATTGAATGCAATCTGATTAATCGATGATGAACCCATGAGTTGGTACTCTGTGACAGCATGTGGATTTTCTTCAGAAGGCTTCCTCATGTGTGAAACTGCAATCACACAAGTGTTAGTTTCCTTAGCGAATTTTAGTAATGTATCCATGAAGTTAATAATAGCAGCATTATCACTACTATTAACCCCTGCTTGGATGGGGTCAATGATAATTACATTACAACCTTCGGCTTTAGCTAAGTAATTCAATTTATCAAAGATTTCATCAGTGCTAATACTACCTTGATGATCAACATATACAAACTGATTCTTTTTAGCTAAACCATCAATAAATCTGTTCTTCAGTATATTCATATCTAAAGAATCACGATTCGCTGTACGCAAGTTCATACCAGCATCTAATGAAAGTAAATCACGGACAACTTCTCGCTTAGTACTCTCAAGATACATTGCACCTACTTTAAAACTGGTATTCTCAATTAAATGATATACTAAATTTGAAATAATTGTTGACTTACCGATTGAAGTCAATGCACCTATTACAGTAATCTCACCTAATTCTTGACCACCATTCATCATTTCATTCAAATGGCTCCAAGCTGGAGGAAATGGAATCTTTACATTAGAATCCTCATCTTCAAAATCATCCCACATTTGTTCTAAATGTAATACATCCACACGACTGAATGGTTCTGCTTTCCAGAATACTTGCTTTAACTCAGAGTTACGACCAGCTTTCAACAGGTCACTAGCATCCTTAACGTCTTTCGGAAACTTAGCAATGAACGCTTTACCGTGTGGTAGTAAACGTGCTGCTTCTTCCATATACCTTTGACCCGGTTCGTCAGAATCGAACGCCAGTATTACTTTCTCAAAAGAACAAAGGTACTCATAATTAGCCTTGAACTGCTTAATAATACTACCGTCACCAGCGGTGACTGAAACACAAGGTGTCCAGTACTCTGTAGAATCTTTACCAGAACGTAACACTTCTGCAAAACTTAGGGCATCTTCTTCTCCGGTAGTTACTACCAAGTACTTACCTGAAGATGGAAATGCACTTTGACCAAAGAATTCATTCGTGGCTTTGGTATTACCAATACCAATAAATGTTTTAGGAATAGTCCTTTTCTTGTAACCTACAATTTTACCATCAGCAGTAATTGGATAGTGTCTGGATACAACATCGTACTTATCTTTAATTTCTGTACGTACACCATACTTTGCAGATACAGTGTTAGTGATACTTCGATCTTTCCATCCTCTGCACTCTAATGCTTCAATCGCTGTAAAATCCACCGGTTCCTTATCTGTATATCGCTGTTCTGGTTCTTGCATTTTTACTCCATGTTCTTCAAGTTTATCTTGTGGAAAATAACTGTGACAACTCCAACAGAAAGCATCTATTGTAGTGTCTTTATCTTCGTATTCTTTTGCATATACTGCCATTGCATCGCTTGATCCACATTTATTACCAATACAGGATGTGTGGTACAGTAGTTTACCTTCTGTTTTGTTGTTAATGTATTTACTCAAGTTTATCCTTTAAAAATTAAATAGGAATTTCCAATCACCTTAAAGCTAACATTAGCATCAACCATTGATTTATATACAAATCCTTCCCTGATACACTCAGGATTGATACTCGACATACCATCAGCTTCATCTAGGAGGTCAGCAACAGTACCTACAAGATCACCAAAACCCTTCAGTGGTACGTGAGGTAGTCCTAGCTGTTCTACGAGCTTCCAGCGTTGTTCTGGAAGTAAATACACACCGTTATCAATGTCATAGATATCAAACACTGCTAATCGTTGATCATCTAGCTGGTATAAATTACCATTAATACCTGAGCCATAAATCTCACCTTGTACTGCTAGGTTACGACCTGTTGATTTAATCTTAGCAATAACATCGTGTTTAATAGCTAGTTTCCACCAAGTATTATCCATGTCATCTTTTAGATCAAGGTTACGTGAGCATACACCAGAATCTTCACCGTTAACATAACAGGTAATGGACGAACCATCTAGCTTTTCCGTCTTTTCAAACTTCATATTTTCTTCCTGATAACGTTCAATATCACGGCGAATATTCTGTACACGTTCCTGATCTGTTTTAGGAATAAAACTTGGGAAGTTACCTTTAGCATTAGCTGGCATGAATTCTTCTGGTGGATTCCATTTGATAATACCAAGATGATCAGTAACATCCAAGCCTTCAGCAAAAAGTACTCCTGCACCTTTGATTGTATCATCAGAAACAGGTAGAATCAAGCCTTGACTAATTTGTTTCTTGAGCTTTACTGTACGTAGACGTTCACCTTTAACACCCATGTATTCTTTTGGTTCTTTACCCTTGGATAGAAATGGTGCTAGTTCTGTTGGAACCCATGCATCAATTTCTAAGAATACGACCAAATCACCAACCTTAAACTCGTTTACCTTGGATACAACGAACCAATCGTTAATACGATAAGCACAGATTAAATCAGCATCAGGGATAGGTTTAATTTCAGCAATACGCTGGATACTTGCAAGTTTGCGTTCAGTCATAAATACTCCTTAATAATTTCCGTTATACACAAAAACATAATCTGGTTCAGCTTTAGATGACTCAATCATACCTTGCAGAACACTCGATAGTTGTTCATACTTTTGTTCTGACATTTCACCCCAAAAGGGTCCACTCGTACCACGTAACGAACCCTTATCTAATAAGGATTTCATGAGAATAATATCTTCTAAATCAAGTAGTAGATTACATCCGTTAAATTCTTCTGTACCATTGTTTGCAAAATAAACTTCACCACAGAATGAATGCAGTGCTGAGTTCTTGCGGAAATAAGCGATTTCTTCTACTGAGTACTTATCGTAATCAATTTCGCAATCTACTTTCTGTTTAACTGCTTCTTTGTGTAAGCGATAAAGATAACTATCTAGTCCCATTTATTCCTCCAATTTAATTGATTCCACAAAGTATGGTAAACCTATAGCTTCAATCCATTGCTTTGCTGCTTGCTCTGTGTAGTTTATTTTCTTTAGTGCTTTGATTTTAGCTACAGTATACTCGTCATTTTCTTTCTGACAAAAAGTATCAGCTTTCTCTTTAGTATCATATGCAGCTACTACGTTAGAACCAAGATCAACTACCTCATTCACTAAATAAATAGTAGACATTACTTAATCTTCTCTACAGAAAGCAAATCACCAGTTGAACCACAGAATGTCATCTTGACATTAGCATCTTGTTTATTACTGTTAATCAAACAAGTACTACGAGCTACATAATACTTGACTTTTTCTTTTAGTTTAACTCGGTATTCAGAATCTCCATTCCACTGTGGTGTTGAGGTGTAAGTCCAATGTAAGTTACCGTGTTGTCGCACTTCAATATCTTTACCGTTAGCCCAAGCGATGATAACATCAGCATGTTTGTGCTTTTTAATGGTAGGTTCTGGTGATTCTTCTACTAGTTCATAATCCGAAGGTAAGCTAGTAAAATTCCACAAAGAATCACTGCATCCATTAAACTTAAATCGTTTACCTGCAGCTTGTGCATCGCGTAGTTCTTGTTGTGTTTTGTAATTGTGGTTCATTGTTTGTTACTCCTATAAGCTAATTCATTAATAAAAACTTGCATAATATACTCAGCTAAATGCTTCTGAGTACGAATTATACTACTAATATGATCGTCCGTTAGTTCCTTCAGTAAATTAACCTTTGGTTCTTCATCACCGTTGATACCATAAGAAGTCCATGTAAAGTTATCACGGATTTTCTCGTGTGGAGATGTAGTATACACTAATAATGGTTCCATGTTACCGCTGTGACGAATATATGAAATTCCACCGTCTACAAAATAGAACTCTCCATTAGCGTCAGTATAACTAACGTAATCATGGCGATGCTTACTGTGTAGAACTGTACCGTCTTTGCAGCGCCATTTATTACAGAGCAGATAAACTTGAGTATTCATTTAGAAAAACCAAATAGAACTACAGACAGTAGCTGTAAATAAAACTATAGCAGTACTCGCCATAACAATGAAAAAGTATTCACCTATTTTAGTTTCAGTTAAACCTATCCAACCTGTGACCATTGTTATCACAAGAAAGCACAAAAATAGTTTCAGTAGAATAATAGTCATTTGAGTCCTTTGTTAGTGCGAAAGCATTTTAATGCTTTCTTTAAGTTAAGCCGCTAGTTTACCATAATAACGAGCGTTTTTCGGCATACGTACTTTAATTGTTCCATTATTGATTCTTAATTAAAGATCGTTCTTATTCCTGATGGAATCGAAAGTAGGAAACCTTGGTTTATCCTTAGTTCCTTTTGGAAACAGCTTGAATTTTATCACATGTTCTAGTAGTTCTTCTTGGTGTTCCCAATAATATTTCTTTTGTTCAGCGGTCATTTTACCCGGTGATACTTTTACACGATCACCTTTGTGTAGAATCACAGCACCAGTCTGAGGGTCTAGAACGTCCTTCAGCAGCTTACCGGACATATTACCTACTGTACCATTACCCTTCTTATTTTCTTTGTGTGATGACCGTTCTGTACGTCCTAGTTCGTTAACTTTAGCTTCGTTGTTATTGGTGTTACCTTCTTCGATTTCATCAACAAGAATCTCTGCATCAATAAAACGTTTAACGCGCCATGAACCCATGTGTGTTTTACCACAACGTCCATATTTGTACTTAGCTTCTGGATCACGAATAATAATACCTTCGTAACCTTCGTTCAAGCATTTGTCTTCAAATTCAAGTAGTTCTTCCATGTTGTTAACTAACTTAGATTTGATGATACGAATATTCTTAGATAGTTCATCTGGGAGATTCATTACTATGTCGCGTAAAATTTGCCTACGTTCACGATAACCCAAATGGAGTACAGCATCGGTTACATAGTCAAACAACCACCAAGTAATCTCTGGTTCACCGTATTCACGACCAAGTACACTACTAGTATCGCGGCATAGTGAATCACGGGCAGGGTCAGTACCTTGGATTTTCTCACCGCAGAAACCGTGATATTCTGGTTGAGAGAATACTGAGGTTGTATGTGGGTTTGCGTGAGCTTTAAGGCTACGTCCTGTACACTTACCGTCGCGGTTAAGTGAGTGTACTCCGTCGATTTTCGGTTGTACTATGCATGGGAATTTAACGTTAGCTTCAATCCAATCACATGCCAATTGTGGTTTAAATGGTTTCATTATTTTCTCCATTAATTTAAGATGATGAATTATAACAACAAAAGCTCCCATCGGTTAAAACAGGAGCTTTTATTTAAGTTGTTTCTTCAGTTGTCTTTCCAGTAGCACCAACGTCATGCAGAACAGCTAACAACAGATTAACACTCTGTACAACCATATGTTGGTGCTGTGGGTGCAACGCATCCCATGTAGGGAGTCCTACGCAAGCATTACGAAGATTCTCATAGTACTTTAGAACATCCATCTTATACTCCCTTTTTGTTACGTTGTTTGATCATTGCATCTGCGTATTCATATGCGTATTCTACAATAAAACCTACACCATTTACTCCACGTTTAGTATCTTCCATTCCTTTGGTGATCATTGCTTCCATAGCCCTAGCAGCAAAGTAATCGCGCAGAGTCATACCATTGTCTTGACTGTCCTGATAACTCCCGTTAATCGGAAACGCACACCCACCGTAATCAATCATCATTCACCTTTCTTTTTTCTTTTCATTGAGTTGATTGTTTTTATAAGTTCCGCATTTCTATTCTGAAACATATCACGACTATCTCTTAGTGCTTGATTATCTATTTCTAGTATATCTATCTTTACATCTTTTTCTTTAAGTATGGATATCACATAGTCTTGTTCAAACTCTGTGGCGTCCCATGCTTTTGCTGCTATGATATCGTTAGCTTTACGCAACTCTTCTGACACCTCATATAGCGTATCAGAGAGTTCACGAATTTTGGACTCTAGTTCTTGTATATCTTCTTGCACTTTAATTTCCTCATTTATAATTCTATGCCAAACCTATCCGTAGATAAATAGGTATGGATTAAATTTTCCCCTTGACTTCTTGTATTCTTTTCCCAATCCAACGCATACAAGGGACTGCCATGGAATTACCGATAGCTTTATATCTAGGGCCATCGGGTGTATCCTTATCTTTCAGTCTTATATCTGTATAGTTATCTGGAAAGCCTTGGAGTCTTTCACACTCAATGGGAGTTAATCTTCTAACTGCCATAGGTTGAGCAATGAAAGTTTGTGCATGATGAGACTGCACTGAGGGTCTTAAAGCTTGTAGTGCGGGTGTAACTTTGAGCGGTGTTGCATTAAATGTATTAGCCTTTGCATCTTCACGAATAGAATACGCACTGACTAATGGAACATTACCACCTCCCGTTCCCCATCGTGAAGTCACGGTCCGACATACATCTCCCATTTCTTTTACTCGTGAATCAGCGGGATGGTTCTCATAAACCTTTGGTTCAAGAATCAAACCACGACCGTCTTTTAAATCTTGATTGCCGATACCTTTATAGTCTCGTGCCATCAAGGTTCCGATTGTAGTGTTGCCGTCTGGAGAGCGAGTTTCAATGCCAATGGAAGCTCTCGTCCCCGCTCTTCCGCTCTTCTTAGGATTCCCTTGCAAGCTTTCTCGCTCAAAAAGAACCGCTGCGGCAGGTCGCCAGTCTCCAAGATGTGCGACAACAAAGACTCTTCTGCGTCTTTGTGGAACTCCGAAGTATTGAGCGTCAAGCACTCTGTAGGCGAACCCATACCCGAGTTCGACCAACGCCCCA